GCTCGGCGGAGTATCCCCGCACAGGCCCGCTGGCTCAAACAGTACCGCTGCAGGTGGTCGCCAGTCGTCTCCAAGGTGTCCGACAACAAAGACGCGACGGCGTCGCTGTGCCACTCCTGCATATTGAGCGTCCAAGATTCGCCACGCGCACGCAAACCCGCATTCTTCCATTTGGTCGAGGAAGGCAGCGAAGTCGTCCCCCCTTCCGCTCGTAAGCAAACCGGGGACATTTTCGAAGACGAGCCAGCGGGGGCGTAGCTGCTGACAAATTCTAAGGGTGACAAGGGCGAGGTTGCCGCGCGGGTCATCCAGTCCGAGACGCTTTCCCGCGACGCTGAATGACTGGCAGGGCGATCCGGCGACAAGAATGTCAATTGGTCCGTGCTGTTTGGCTCGTTCGATAAAGTCATCTGCGCTTACGTCTCCAAGGTTGGGGGTGCCGTGGTGGTGCGCCATGACAGCGCTGGGAAAGGCGTCAATTTCAGCGTGCCAAACCCATTCAATTTCTGGCGCTGCGATTTCCGGCGCGCCGATGCCGCTAAAAAGTGTTGCTCCGCGCATCAGTGGCTCTCCGACCAGTCTGGCCCAGTCTGGGTGTCGCACGTCATGGTGACGCGCAGGTTGTAGATTTGGCAGGCTTCAGCGAGCGCTGCTTTGATGACTCCCGAGACAAACTCGGTGTGTGCTGGGTCGCAGTCGATCTGGATCTCGTCGTGCACGTACATCACGAGGTCGGCTGGCACAGGGGTGGCGCGTAGGCGCTCGGCAATAAGCGATGCCCACTGCTTGCCGACGATGCTGGTCGACGACTGAATGAGGTAGTTGAGCGCTTTGAACGTGCCGGCACACGGGATCCAACGGCCATCGAGCGCACGGAATCCGCCGTCCTTCTTGACTCGGGCCTGTACGTCACTGATCAGCTTGTCGAGTGCTGGAAACGCCTCCATCAGGTCAGCTCGAATCTGGCTACCTGGCCGGCCAGTGATCTCACCAAGCAGCTTGTCACCGCTGCCGTACAGCAGGGCAAAGATTGTTCGCTTGCCTGTCTGTCGATCGACACCCATAGCATCTGCGTTTGACTGGTGGATGTCGCCCTCGGTCAGCATCGCAGCGTAGGCACCGCCGTCGTATGCGGCCATGTAGTGGGCCAGTAGCATCAGCTCGGCTTTTTCGAGATCTGCTGCCAGCAGCACACGACCAAGACTGGCAGTGAAACACTTGCGACACTCCCGCCCGTAGGCTCCGTGAACGGATGGCACCTGCTGCAGGTTTGGGTTTCGGCTGCTAGTACGAGTTGTGGCCGCACTGTTAGGTATGACCTGTGCGTGCACACGTCCGCCTCGGTCAGCCTCGAGCCAGCTGTCGAGCAAGCCCAAGCGCTTCTGGACTGTGAACTGCTCGGCAAACAGCTTGGCGCTGGGGAACTTGTCGGCAATCTTGAGCAACACCTGCTCGTCGATCTTGGCTTGCCCTGACGTCTCGGTGAACTCGGTTGGCACCCAGCCCTCGCTACGGAGCACACGTTCGATGTGCTGCCGGGAGCCGGGGTTGAGCACGACATACTTTATCTTCGTGTAGGCGCAGCCCTCGGTGACCTCTGGCCTGTTCTTGTACCTTGCACTGCGCTTGGGTGTGACGACCGGGCCGTCCTGCTCGTACCATCCGCCGTACTTGTCGGTCAGCTCAGCCGACAGCTCGTCCTGCCTGTGCAGCAGCAGTGCACGAAGACGCTCGGCGTGCTCGGTGTTGAACGCGAAGCCAACCTGCTCCATGTCGTGACAGACCTGGGCGAACCTGTGCTCAAGATCGATCGCATCAGCGCTCAGGCCTAGATCAACCAGCTGTCGGTACAGCTTCACTGTCACGCGCACGTCTTGCAGGCAGTAATCTTCTAGCTCTTGCGACCAGCCATCGGTCCAGTCTCCAGTGAACTCACCCTTGTGCAGGCCAAGGCGTACACCATGCGCACCAAGGCTGTGCGATCCGTTGAACATGCGAGGTCCGTACTGGCGCAGGCCAACCTGACCGAAGCGAGCGTAGTCGCGCTCTCGTAGATCCGGCCATGCTATGCGGCTAAGCACGAGGGTGTCGCGGACGATCGGTGGCGACCAACCATCGTTCAGCTTGCGGATGACGGCGATGTCAAAGTTGATTCCGTTGTGCGCGACAATCGTCTCAGCGTTCTCGAGCATGCGCAGTCCACGCTGCACCTCGTCAGGCTTGAAGGCATACTCCTCGCCAGTGTCACAGTCGATGATGCACAGCGAGGTGATTGTCGTGGCCTGATCAAGCAAGCCATCAGTTTCGATGTCGAAGGCGAGCGTCTGTAACATTACACGTGCTCCCCGGCAGGGGGCACCAGGTCAGCTCGGTAGTAGCGCTTGCGCCGTGGTCCTCGGCGTGGCTCGGGTGCCATCTTAACGCCGACAATCTCAACGCCTGCATTACGCAAAACAGCGACGTAATTATTGTGGCGGCTACCAAGTGCAGCCATGTCGCGCGCCGTTAGCCCGACACCCATGCCCAGCATGTAGGCCGCAGCTTCGACCCACGGGTACGTCTCGCAGTTCCAGTCGAGGCGGCGTATAGTGTTTTGTACGAGAGCGTACGCATCGGCCCACTTCGGATCACGGTCAGCACGTACGACCATCCACTCAGCTAGGTCATACAGGTGATCAAAAGTCAGCTCGGAAGGTGTCGTGGCGTTCTTCCAAGCACCCGGTCGTTCGATTGAAATAGATAGAGCCTGCGTCATGAGACGTCTCCCCCGTGTATCTGTTCTTCATGATGTTGACGCGGACGACGTTAGGGATCGGCTCCCCGTTCTCGTCGCTGGCGCGCTCGAGGCCGATCACTGCGTCTGACAGTGCGGCCGGTGCACCGGAGCCACGTATGTCGCTTAGGCTCAGACTTGCTGTGCCAGCGCTGTGGTCTCCGGTGCTCGGCTTGCGAGTGTGTGCAACCATGATCACACCCGTGCCTGTTCGCTCGACAATCTTTGAGCGGATGTCGGTGCAGATGGCGTCGATGATCCGGCGCTCATCAAGGTGCTGCTGGTTCATGCCCAGTGTTGTCGCCATCGTGATGTGGTCGAGCACAATGAAGTCACACTTGCAGCCGGCTGCGAGCCACGACATGCGAGCGAGCAACCCCTCGGCATCAGTCGAGCCAAAGTGATCGTAAAGCCAGAGGTTGTCGTTGGCGCTGATTTTTCGCAGCTCGTCCTTTTGCTCGTCGAGGGTCATGCACTTGCTGTCCATCACGAGTGGCTTGCCGGCCGACATGCCAATCAGTGCACGCAGCGTGCGCCGATTAGATTCCTCGAGCATGACCATGCCGCAGCGCAGCCCGTGATCCTTCACGAGTGACAGCGCCAGCGTACGACACAGCGTGCTCTTGCCGACCCCCGTGCCGGCAGTGACAGTGATCAGCTCCCGACGCAGGCCACGCAGCAGATCCTGCAGTGCAGCGAACGGGAACGGCACGCCATCGTCGTCGGGCTGGTCGAGCAGATGCTCCAGCTCGGATGCGCTGTAGATACCGCTCGGTCGCCACGACGGAGCTGCTTCGATCAGATCCGACAGTGCCTTGCTGTTGTCGTTGATGCGTACGTCGCTGGCATCCTTGCGGCCGCTGGGCCAAGCGACACAGCGTACCTCAATGTCCCGGTGGCTCATGCACAGGCTGCTGCAGAGTGTCTCTGCTGCTCGACGTCCTTGCGCATCACCATCGGTCGCGACAATGACTGTGTCGAACGACGTCAGGTACGACCACGACGCCTCGTCAGCCAGCACCTTGTCGACAGACTGCGCGCCACCAGGCAGACTGACAGCGTGCAGCTTGGTCGCTGACCTGACAGTGATCGCGTCGACCTCGCCTTCCGTTACGACAACAGTATTATTGTACTGGTTGGCCTTCGGGACGACGTGCCGGCCGTACAATCCTGATGTGACCGGCTGGCCCTGCCAGTAGAAGCGCTTGTCCGGCGTGCGTACCTTGGTTCCAGTCCAGTTGCCGTGCGTGTCGAAGTAGTGGGCGAGGTGGTTGCCGGACTCGTCGACCTCGTACTCGTACTTGCGGAGGACGTCGAGGTCGCTCAGCTCTCGCTCTCTGATTCGCTGGACTTGCCCCTTCGGCCTTTTCGACTGTACCGCAGCTTGCTTGGCACGACTCTCTTGCGCAGATGCTGTGAACGCAGAGCCTTGGCCAGCGGGTTGCGCTTGGTCTTCGGCGGGGGCAGGCTGGCTCGTTGTGCAACTGAAGCAATAGCGCGAACCATCTGACCGTACAGCTGCACCATCGCTACTACCGCAGAGGTCACACTCCACGTGCGTCTCGACAAACTCATGCTTGTGATCACCCATGTTTATCCTGTCAGCCAGCTGTCTGGGACAGTACCGTGGCACCAGCGGAAGCCGTGCTTGTCGGCCCAGTCCCGGCAAGTTTTTTTGGTTTTGCCTGCGCGTGCGTTGGGCGACTGGAAGATGAAGCGAATGTCCAAGTCAGTCTGCCGCTTGAGCAGCACGTGCTTAGCCATTGCGTCACCATCCAGCCTGCCTTTGGCCTCACACAGGATGGTGTGGCCGTCTGGCCTGACGATCACGAAATCCGGGTTGTAGACGTGGTTCGTTGCCGGCTTGATGTAAGCAACCCGATCACTCGGGCGCTCATACCGGAAGTCAATGCCGCGTCTACAGAGATCCTCGCAGATGCGCTCTTCGAACCGCGAGCGAAATGCCTTGATCGTACCTTCCTGATCGCACAGGCCAGCCGGGTTAGAACTCCGCTTCGCGTGATACCTCAACGTCGGCACCCCCGTCGTACACGAAGCCGTCCTCGACATCGAACCCTGGGCCACCTGACTGGCCCTCGCTCAGCTCGAGAACCTGCACCTCTTTGACCTGGTGCTGCATGAAGTGGGTGCCGTTCTTCTCAGTCGCACGCATGTTGATCTTGACGTTGAGCCGTGACCCCATGCGGATGATCAACCGTTCGGTGATGAGATTAAGCTTGGTGTCCCAGATCTTAGGGGTCGACCAGTCAGCGACACGTTTCGTATCCAGCTTGATGATCGTGTGTGGCTCGCCCCACAAGTCACGCTCAAAGATGTACTTCGACATGTCACTGCCCCACGATTCGTGAAGCGCACGGAGTTGGGGAGCGTACTCTTTTTCGTAGCGCTTTGTCGGGATAGCTACAGCCACTTTGTAG